AGTGTCAGCAGGAGTGCGGGCGGTCCCCGAGGTTAGTTCTGGCAGCTTTTTGTTGTTGCGTACTGCGTCGTGTATGACGTGATTGATCCATTGGGTGAGGGATGTTTCGTTTTGTTCGCATATTCTGAGTATGTCGTTTTTTAGCCAGCCGGGTACGGTGGTTTGTATGTTGTACCTGTGTTCGGGGTTTTTGGCTGGTTCAGGTTGGCGAGGCATCGCGTAATACTAGCGTCACTATATATTCTGTGATGGTCATATCGTATCCGTCGGATAGTTCTATGATTTGGTTTTTAAGCTCTGCTGGTATTTTGATGGTGAGGGTTGACACGCCTGTGGCTTCTTTGGGTGGGCGGCCGTTTCGTTTCATTTGTTCAGTATCCCGTGTGGTTGTCGTAGGCTCTGTAAGAGATGAGGTTTACTTCGTCGCTTAGTCTGTCTGCGATGCTTGCCGGGTTGTCCCATCCTTGGAGATCTAGTAACCAGTCGTATAGTTCGGCAACGGCGCGTTCTAGTAGTTGGATTTGTTTGGTTTGGGATTTGGGGATTGGTGGGAGGCTCATCGGTTCATTTGTTTCTCATTGGCGGGGTGTAGCGTCTGTTTAAGTTTGGTTGTTTGCGGTAGGGGTTTTTTTCTGGGGGTGGGGTGTAGTTGCCGAAGTATCTGGAGATGTCTCCGCCTGTGCGGTGGTGCCAGTTAATGAGGGATTCCATTGCTCCAAAATATTTGTTCCATGCATCTAGTTCTGGATCTCTGATTAATATTGGGTCTTTTGAGTCTTGATGCACATAGCAGAAGTAGTTGCCCCCTAGTGCGTTGCCTTTGCATTGGTTGCCGTCTTTTCTTTTTGACTGGCATATGCGGGGTTTCATTTTACACTCAAGACTTCTGCTTCAAGCACAAAGTTTGATGTGTCGTATCCGTTTTTGTCAAGCCATCTGTAGGCCCATTCGTAAGCTTCCTGAATTGAAGTGAGAACGGCTGTAGTGCTTGCAAATATGTGTTTTGTTATTTGTTTTGTTATGCCAACGTCTATAAGTATTTCAGCTTCCCAAAGATCTATCGGATCTTCTTCGCGCCACATGCTGTAGATGAAAACATTTACTGGAGTATTTCGTGTTTGCTTTGCTGTGCCCCAAGGAGAACCTTGATGGGGTCCACAGAATGGGGTGAGGTGCATCGCACCATTTTTGCAGGGGTTTCCACTTTTGGTGGCTGCCTGGCATCTAACGAATCTTTTCATTTGTATTCCTTATTTACGTGTTCTGTATAGATTTGTATGAAGTGTTCTCGATCGGCGTTTGTGTGCAGGTTGAATCCGCCGATGGTGGTGATCGTCTTTTGGAGGATCGGGTGAAGGTTGGCGGGTGTGTAGGCTCCGCTGTCCATTTGTGCTGCGATGGTGCGATATTCTGACCAGGCGAATGCCGGCGATGGGGTGTCTGGGTCTACGGTTCTTCGGTAGATGGTTCCTGGGCGCGGTGCCCAACTGTCCTCTTTCGCTAGTTGCGTTATAATACTGTCAACTTCTGTGTAGTCTAACGATTCAAGTAGGGTAAACCAGGTTTTGTAGATCGTCTGCAGCTGGGCAGGCAAAGGCTGGATATTCCAGTTCGCATGAACCCGATCCACCACCTGCTTGAGTTCTTCCTTATTCATCAGCCCCTGCCATCTTCGCCATAACAGCAATAGCACCGACCAGACATATATGACTACCTAGCCATATTAAAAGAAGACCCAACATTAGAAAGGCTCCACAAAAGGATTATCCTCAGCGATTTGAAGAAAACCTTCAATCTTGTCAGAATTCCGGAAAATCAAATCCAACGAGTCATAACGCTTACGCTGCTTATTACCCCCCATATGGAAGGCAGACAAACTACAACCCCTTATAACCTCTAGACAAGTTTCTAGAGTGTAATCGTGGATTGCGGAACCAATTAATTCTTTTCGCTCGGGTGACAGCTGTGCTCTGGTGCCCTTGTTCATGATCTCGCGCCAGTATGCGAACACGTGTTCAATGTCTTCCGCCGGGATAGACGCAGCTTTACTGGCCCTAGAAAGTTTAGTTTCCTGTTTGGTTCTTGACATTTTTAAAACCTTTGCGTCGCTTAATGCGGTAGCCGTTCACGTGGAGTGAATCAACAACAGCTTCCGGGATTCCAGCCCACATAATCCCGTGTCTGGCAAGCACGCCAGCGATGACTTTTTCTTTACGGCTCAGCGAATCAAAACTAGAAGTATCCATACATGGAAGTATATCTAGGACTTTCCTGAAAGTCAAATCGGAAGAAGAATAACCATAACCATCCACGACAAATAAAGTAGAAGGTAAATAGAGAAGAGAAACTCTTTGGAGGGGGTTCGGGGGAACCTTTACAAAATTCTCGATTGTTTTTTGGGCAACACAAATAGAACTCTTTGATCGCGGGTGCGATTAGAGTCTCGGAGTGGCCGGCCGAGTTGCTATACGCCACCGTCAAACATAGGATGCTTCAGGTGGTGAGATGTAAAGATAGCAGGTCTATTTTCTTGATGCAACACGTGTTACAAAATAAATGTTATATATGCTGCAGCGACGTTATTGTGAGGCTGCGCGAGTCCCGCTGTTTTATAACGTATTCCGCGAGCACGTAGAAACGTTTCCGGAAGCCGGCGAAAAACATTATTTCGCCGCTTTCCGCCACCGTCAAACATAGGATCAAAAAAGCGCCTGGATTTCCAGGCTGGGTTATCCCTCTGTGTGCTCTTCCAGATATTCCATAGCTGCTTGGAAGCCCCGCTTGAGGACTGTAGCCATAATGAATGCCGTGGCTTCTTGATCCGAGAAGTCTCCGTCACTGGACGCGATGGCACGTATCTTGTTTTCTATAGCTTGTTCGTTAAATACGACGGTTACGCTTTTGCCGTCAACACTGAAACACACCGGGCCGTCTTCTTGGATAGCCGGCGCTTTAGCTGCAATAATTGTTATTTCTGAACCTTCTGGTTCAGTAACGAACTTTGCAATGATGTCTTGATCGTTATCGTTTGACCAGTCCATATGTTCTATTTCCATAGTTTATTCTTTCTTTTTAAGGTAAAGCTTACGAAAGCCGGAAGACTTTCACACGGGTTTGTTTTATAAGAATAAACCAATCTGTACCAGGAATGATTTTAACGTGTCTCATTTCTTCCTGGAAGAAGATGTTTTCACGGACGTTTGGTGGCCTGTTCGGTAAACCGACGCTGCCTAGATAGGAGACGAGAAGTTTTCCTCTTGCCTTGGTTATAAAATCGGGCGGCTATCCTCCACCGTCAAACATAGGATCAAATTAATGTCTAAAAAAAGTTGACCCTATGTCTGAAGCTGGGGAATGGCTTGACGCCGCTCCCCTTTTCTGTACCTTAGGAGGTGGTTTCAGATGGTAATGAAATATTCATCAGTGCGAGCTGCATGCTCAGCGCGCTGAGAATCTCTGCATTTTCAAACATTAGTTCTAGCGGCTGTTCGCTGCCTGATATTGGGAGCCAATTCCCTATTTCTGGATCCCAGATTGTTTTGCCGAACCGATGATCTGCTTGTTCTTGATCGGTTGTGTAAAAAACTTCTTTTGTATCGAGATCAATTTCTGCTGCGACGACAAAATAATGTTGCCTTGTCCGTCTTTGTGTCATTGTGAATTCCCTTCTAACATAACAAGCACAGCATATCACGGAAAATATCCGTTGTCAAGAGTGAATATTTCTAAAAATACTTCTGACATTTTGACCCTCAAGGAACTTACGTCTAAAAAAAGCAAAAAAAGCAACTTTCTGGTTACTGGGACCGGCCGCCGGCACTCGATAGAAAAAGCAAAAAAATACTATTTTCTTAATTCCGTCCGGTTATCCGCCACCGTCAAGAATAGGATGCCTTTTATTACGTGTTTTATTTAGATTTATCTGAACCAGCTGCTGAGCCGGATCGCGCAGCTAGCCTGGAAACCCGGGCACGTGCCGGGAAGTCCCGTTACTGGGATCCGAATTTAAATGAAAATGTTTTAACAGTTTCACTCAGAAGCCGGCGATACGAACTAGTGTTCGCCTTATGACAAATACACGCCTTCCACAGAAATCACGATGGGATCGGAACTTCGCCGCCCTTCAGCAATACGTCGCCAGAACCGGCAACGCTCTTGTACCGACATCACACACTGAACTACACGACGACCGCAATGTTCCTATCGGAGCCTGGGTCGCTTACATGCGTCAGCGCGCACGCTTCAACAAGCTTCCACAAGATCGTGTTGCAGCACTGGCCGGCCTTCAGGGTTGGGCTTGGGGTCCACTGCGTCCAGGACCATCAGGTGATGATGCACGAGACATCGAGATTGTGAATCTCCGCAACCAAGGTCACAGTCTTCAGACAATCGCAAAGCAAGTAGGACTTTCACGTCAGCGCGTTCACCAGATTGCAAAAGCTAAAAACGCATGAGTAACGAATGGAAGAATCCTCGCTTCCCGTCTTTTGAGATCCCAGAGGAATCCGAGACAGGAGCGCCAGGAAAAGCTATGTCGGTTTTTACCGCGCTACTGGGACTCGCAATACTTGTATCAACAAATACATTTTTTATTTGGGCAGCTCTTCAGCTATTGGGCCTGGATATTGAATATAGAAAAGCCGTAGGCGTCTCGATCCTTTGGATAATCTTCAGAGTGTACGATGGCGTGACACTTGGAAAAGCGTTAAGCAAAATTCAGCGACCGTAGATACGGCTGTTGCCCCATTGATCAAAAGGAGTAAAATCAATGGGGCTGCCGGAGCGATAGACATACAATCAAGATTGTGATGTCGCTCGGTTATGATCCAACAACATAACCAAAGCGAAAGTGGGGGTTTCCCCCCACTAACTTATTTCAGGTGCGAACCTGTGGCATTGAAGTATGTCCGTTGCCAAGGTCGTGGCCATTCTGTGCGTGGCTTCATTCCTGCATTCAGTTGCTCAAGAACTTCTACGCCTTGAGTAACGTTCTTGCGAACAATGACACGACTCTTGATGCATTGATTAATACAATCCATCGCAAGTAAATCAGAATATCCAGTTCCGTCTCCGTGAATCTCGCCGTCCGTAATAAATACGATTGGGCTTGATGAACGATTACGCTTTGATATTGCGAATGCAAGGGCCGGTCCGTCCACTCCGTTGTTTCCAGGAAGTGTAGGAAGTGATTGAACCATCTTCCCCTTGTCGGCAAGAATCCAAATGTTTGGAGCACCTGCCGTAGTGGAGGATGAATAAACAACAACCGTAGCGCCTGGCGACTTCTCAACAATGCGAACAATGTCTTCCGTCTTCAATTGCATGGAACCTGAACCATCGATCACAACAACACCGCCATTGCCTTTACGCCATTGATCAAAGACCCTCTTTTCAGGATCAGTCAATGCGTTAGTCAATCTGCGAGGATTGCGACCGAATGCACTAGGACGACGCTTCTTACCGAGACCGCCAGGAGCGACACGATTAAGAAGTGACTCACCAAACTTTAATGGAACCCAACTATCAACACCACCACTGCGACGATTATTAACAGTATTCTGTTTTTTAACATCATCAGGTGAAATAGGTGCTGGTTTGTTTGCTTTTCCTTTATTAGTTTTAGCGGCCGGTCCATCTGCATCTTCACTTTCGTGCTTCTCTTTATGATCAACACTACTTGCTTCGTTTTCGTTCTCTTCCTTTTTCGGTGGATTGGCGAAACGATCCAACAATTCTGCAAGACGTTCTGTTGTAGAAAATCCGATTGGAGACAAATTGTTTTTCGGGTCAATAGCTGTATCGCTAAGACGACCGTACTTGTCTGCTTTCTTTAATTCTTTTTCAAACTTCTTGATAATTGCTTTTAATGAATCGCCCCATTCACGATTGTGACGACGCACACCTGTAAGGAAAGGTTTATTTCCCCCACTGCATGCTGTCGCAATCGCACCATAAACGGCACCTGTCCAGTCGTCATTCTCTGAAACTTTTTCGCCGGCTGTCAGTTCGCTTCCATCAGAAAGATGGGTAGCAACATCAAAACCTGCTTTGTTGCAGAGAAAGTTGACACGCATTTCTTCAACGGCGCGCAATGCATTTTCGCTTGCGATCCCACGGTTTAGCCATTCTAAAAAATCGCTTCCAGGAGATACACGAGCGTGCATCATTTCATGCGCACGAATTGCACGAGCCGTTTGTTCTTGCGAAACAGGTACGACCATCTTTTTACCAACAATGTCGGTATAAGGAAGGCCGCGAACTGGGGCACACGATTCAATACTCCACGCTCCACCATCTTTGGAGGAGTCCTTTCTTCCCAACATTTCGGGAAGAGGGAGGACTGCCACCTCGGAAGGATCGAGCACCTTGTTAGGTGTTGCGAGCATCGTCATTACACACCAACCTTGTCAATTGCAATAGCATCAACGAATGATTGCGCTTGCTGTCCAAGAATCATTTGAGCTGCGCGCTCGTCTCCGAGAGACTTACGCAACTTGTCAAATGCGTAGAATGTACGCAAACTAATGCGACGTTCTCCTGCATCGGCCATGCGGACTGCATAACCTCGGAGGTCATGAGACAACAATGCGATTGCACTTGGATGTGGTTGATTAATACGAATGGCGACTGGAAAACGGTCACGCAATGCTTCAGGAAGTTCACGCATGTCTTCAACGTTTGTCGTCATGACAACGCTGAACCCATCCTTAGGTGAGATGGTGCGACCGTCCGATGGACGCTCCCACTTTGCACTGTCAGGTGTGTCGGTCATTGCCAGGAGGGTTGCGAAAACATCGCCACCTGCCTTGTCAATTTCGTCAACTACGAGACGACCACCGCGGATGCCGTCACCATGCCATGCTTTAACGGCTGAGCCGTCTTTCCATGACCACTCATTTCCTGATGGAATGTAGTGTCCGGTGACATCACCATTGGTCATGTCTTCTGTGCAGATCAAACGCCATGCGCCTGCTTCAATATCTCCGTAATGGAGTCCTGCGTAGGTTTTGCCAGTTCCTGGCGGCCCAAACAAGATAAGACGGTCAATGCCTGCATTGATTGCGTCTTGAACATCTTGCCAACATTGTGGCAAGTTTTGTACTTCGGTCATTTTTAATTCTCCTTTTAGAATTAGTAACTGCTGACGGAATGTCAACAGTAAAAGCAAGTTTAACAGATGGGTGTGTCAACAATAAGTTGGATTGTTTTGACGATGCCCATCTGTCAACCAATAAAATAAGTCTAGCACATGGGTGTGTCAACGTCAAATTGACAAACCCACATACGAGAGCCGGACTTTTTAGTCTTCCTGGGAAAAAATACTCTGATCGAGCTGATCAAAGTCAATTTCAGGATCCAACCACAAAACACCATCTGGTGTGCGATCGCTCTGCATATATACAGAGATAAAGTCCTTGTATCTTGGCCGGCCGAGTTGGCCGCTGTACGCCCCCATATAGGTGGAGTACTTCTTGTAGTTTGACTCATCGTTCATTAGCCACAGATTGATATTCCATGTCTGGCGATTCGTCCAACCGTTATAGTCTTCTGACATATCTACTTCCTTTTTTATTAGATAAAGCTGGTGATCATTTCTGATCACCGTTAATTAATTTTTGACTTTATGCCAAAGAGTTTGTGTTCTTTTGGCATCACGTTCAAACGCTACGCCAAACACTCCGCCGGCTCCAAGGCCGAAGAAGAAGAACATCAATTGGATGACCTCGTTGGATA